GGCGGCATCCACTACAGCCTCATTGAAGTTGAGCGGTGTGACCCTCATGCCGGACAGGGCCTCGACCTTAGGCCTATATCCACTCAAGATAGGTGGCCCTGTCGTGGGTGGGCCGAGATCCGGCTCAAGGATTCCAGCCATAGGACTAACGCAGACACCCGTAACGGGGTCCCTCCGAAAATATTTCTCCCCATCATCCCTGGCGATGGAACCAGCCACAACATAAGGCCCATCCTCAACAGAGTTGAGGGGGCTCTTGGGGTGAAGCGGAGCGATACCAAAACCGGCAACAGGGAAATCATCACGAGCCGCGAAGATTGGAAGTCTCCTCACCGGAGTCGTCGGGAGGCCAGCCTGAAGACCGCACGCCTTGGCGAAATTCAAACTAGGCAACTTCATCCTTGCGATGTGCTGCTCAAAACAAGTCTTCAGCATCTGCCCGTCCAGCTGGATGGCGCACTTATCAGAGGATTTATCATTGGAGTCCCCAGCAGTGTGAAACCCAGAAATAGCAGGGTATGGTGTCGCGGAGACGAAAACCGATCCGCAATCCCCCCTATAAGTTGGGAAACAAGACTTCACAGTCCAAGAAGGAACGGGGTGTGTCAAATCTTCGTGCTGGAAAATATCAGAGATGGCTGTAGAAACCGGGTAGGTGTCCAGATCGATGGTGTGCTCCGAAACTTTCGGAATGTGGTAAAAACCTTCAACCACTGTGTTGGGATCAGCTGGAGCCGGGGGAAAAACACTCTTATCTGGGTGCCACTTGTCAGCAGACACACCAAGATTAGTCATCAGCCTAAAAGACGTCAAATTGAGAAAGATGATGTCGCGCTCAGGAAAACGAGTGACGTTAGCTTCCGTCAGTTTGATATTGAAAGTGCCGGAAAAATCGACTATAGTCAAATACCAACTCGCCGCCTCAGGGAAAGAATGGTTGTTGGCTATAGCAGTGTTGGCTCCCAAGCCAAGTCCGTTGAATCGACTAGAAGTTGTCTCACTAGTCCTAAGACGAAAAGTGAGAATATTCTTGAAAATCCTCTGATTGAACTGGGAAATCCCGGCAGGACCATTGTGATTCCTCGCATTCGTGGTGGCTATGCGATGTTCAAAGCCTGGTAGATGGCGAGATATCCACACATTGGCCCCGGGTTCCTTGGCTTTCATCTTGACAAAATTCTCTGAGGACATGGGGTGACTTTGACCAAACTGAAGCTCAGACTCAGGAATCATCTTCTTGAGCCAGTAAAGTAAAGTAAAGCACGTGGCGCAGAACACACCGAGTGACACTAATAGCACACTCCTGGGAGGAGGGTTAAAAGTGGCCAAAGCGATGGTCCTAGCATACCTCGAGTCCAATCTAGCCCGAACATACCTATAGGGGTAGGTTATGTAAGGGATGATCA